ATGCAGCGGAAAACTATGTAGAAGGAATAAAAATAATATGAATCCATTATTAGAAGCATTAAGTAAAAAACTTGAAGGTGAAATAGCAATCGCTAAAGCAAATATACAAGTATATCAAAAGAATCCAGCAGGTATAGGAGAACATCCAGACTTGGTAGAAGCAATTGAAACACAACTTACAAAACTTGCTGAAGCAGAGGATAAATTAGCAGCTATTCATAATCATTTTGGTCATGGATACAAAAAATAGTTCTTGACTTCGCTCTTATATTTTTATATAATATATTTATGAGTGATAGATTTTACATGCAAATGCAACAAGCGACAGGATGGTGTCCTGGCTTTAAGAACACATCAAGCCGTGAAGAGTATGAGCAGAAATTTAAAAAATTAAGGAGAAAAAATATGTCTTGGACAGACGAAAAGAAACAAGAAGCAGTAGATATGTATACTGCAGAAGAGCCTACTCCAGAAAATAGTATGGAGATAGTAAAAGAAATCGCGGAGCAGTTAGAAGAATCTCCTAACGGTGTTAGAATGATACTTACAAAGGCAGGTGTATATGTCAGAAAAACACCAGCAAAAGGTAGTTCTAATGGCTCTAGCGGTGGTGGTAGAGTAAGTGTTGCTGGCGCACAGTCAGACCTAACTAATGCTTTGACAGATGCAGGTCAAGAAGTTGATGCTGCAATCATATCAAAGTTAACAGGTAAAGCAGCAGTATACTTTACAACAATAGTAAATAACTTAAACAATTAATTAGTTCGAGTTTTTAGCTAGGGTATCATTGATGCCCTAGTTTTTTGCATCTTATAGATTAGACCATTCAGGTTTGCAATTCAAATAATCATTTGTTAGACAACTGGAGGAAATATGACAAAAGATGAATTTAATAAAAAACTAGATGATGCAGGCGATGCAGTCATCACTTACAGAAGTAAGAACTCACGCAGACTAAAATACAATATATGCACTGGAGACTTTTCGACTCCTTATATCAAGGAAAAGAAAAATAGAGCAAAAGAAAGTAAAGATACAGTTTTACTTTTTTGCTGGGATACTGACTCTTATAGACTTCTAATGCCCAAAAATGTCACAAGTATAGTTCCACTAAATAGGATTATTAAAAATGATTGATTTAGTAAACGAACCAAGTGTATATGAAAAAGTTATCAATGAAAAAGATAATCAACAAATACGATTAGTAATAAATACTTTTCGAGGAGTTGAGTATCTTTCCCTAAGAAAATACTACTTAGACTTTGAAGAAAATTGGTTGCCTTCTAAGGAAGGAATTACTATGCCTGTAGATTTAGATAATGTGCAGGAACTCTTTAGAGGATTAGTAGAAATTTTATCACTTGCAGAAAGCAAAGCAATCTTAGAATCTGAATTTAAAGAAATATTAGATGAGATATACCTGACCTAAAAATAGTTCTTGACAAATCCTTAAAATATCTGTATAATATATTATATGTTTATAAAAGGAAGTATGAATTATGACCAATATGGTCGCAAAAGAAAAAAGACCCCACGCAAGAGGAGGTCGTCTAACGGGTCAGGACAGCGGACATTTGTACCGATAGTGCAGGATCATTCCCTGCCCTCCTCACCTATTTTAGAGGCTGCTAAGAAACATAGAGAAAAATATCCTAGTATGCCTATGGGAGAGTATTCTCCCCCAAAAGATACTTCATACAAGAAGGAAGTTAGTAAGAATTACACAGTTTCAATCGCCTACAATAAAGGTGCATACCAAGTCATTCCGAAAGATGACGTGGAACATATCGGAAAATAATTCTTGACAAATGGTTAAATTTTTAGTATAATATATAAATGTTAGAAAATCTTATCAAGACAGCAAAAGAAGCGTACTATCAAGGTAGTCCAATCATGTCAGATGAGGTTTTCGATCACCTTGTAACAATGGTTACAGAAGAAAGTATCGGTTATAAAAGTTCCTATGAACGCAGATACAAACATTTGTTCCCTTTGTTCTCCCTCCAGAAAGTGATACAAGGAATCGACTCTGCTCCAGATTGGGGCGGAGCCGATTTTATCACAACAGCAAAGTTAGATGGAGCAGCTATCAGCATTTTATATGGAGGTGGTGAACTCCAGAAAGCATTGACTAGAGGAGATGGTATCGAGGGATTAGACATCACACCACTAATTAAAACATTAGTACCAAACAAAATAAACTATCAGGAAGTAGTACAGATTTCGGGAGAAGTAGTAGCTCCCAAAGAGATACCCAATGCAAGAAACTATGCGGCGGGTGCGCTAAATCTCAAAGACAGCAAGGAATTTGCCACAAGAGAGGTAAGCTTTGTCGCACATGGAGTATCTCCTTATATAACAGACAACTATGTATCAGACATGAGATTTATATCAAATCTCGGTTTCGATACTGCCATTGATAGTGACTACACTCAATTTCCCCATGATGGAGTAGTTTTTCGTGTCGCCGAAAACCAAGTTTTCGATGAGCAGGGTTACACAAGCCATCACCCCCGAGGTGCTTATGCACTGAAGAAACAGGAAGTTGGTGTAGTGACTGTCCTCCAAGATGTTACATGGCAAGTAGGCAAATCAGGTGCAGTATCACCAGTTGCCCATTTTGACCCAATCGACATAGAGGGAGCGACAGTATCAAAGGCTACATTACATAACAAGTCAATCATTGAAGCTCTCGACCTTAAATTAGGTTGTAAGATAGAAGTAATTAGAGCAGGAAAGATAATTCCGCAAGTAGTAAGGAGAGTAGATTGACAGAAATAGAAATGCTAAAACAACAAATAGCAGAACAAACACAACAGATATACAAATTATACGAGCGAATAGAGAAATTAAATGAAATACTCAAAGAAAGAAATAGAGAACAGCAAGAGAATATACAAGAGTGCAACTCCTAAACAAGATTTATCTTGGTATGTTAAATGGGTAGCAAGTATATTTCTACTTGCAGCATTTTCATTTCGCTCAACACAACAATTCCCATTCATTGACCTTTGCCTCTCCCTAGTTGGAGTAATAGGTTGGCTTTGGGTAGGTCTGCTATGGAAAGACCGAGCATTAGTTTTGCTTAACGGCATAGCAGTATTTATATTACTATCAGGTTTGATTAACCACTTCGTATCATGAAGTTAAGACAAAAAATAGAACTTCGTATGCAGATTCTTGAACAAATGATGAAAAGAAATATGCATATAGAAGACCCAGAAACAGTAGATTTATTTTTAGATAGAATTACTTATTGCTGGGGAGTTTTAACTGAAGAAGACAGAGATTTTGTTCAAGGTTGCCAATACGCCCTAGAAGAGAAGCATGTCTGGAGTTTATAATCAAACTTATTTTAATAACCACCCTCATGAAAAAGATCGAGAGGGTGTTCTTTACGGAGTTATACTTGTAAATCAAAAAACATTTGAACGCGAGTGTATCAAAGTCGGAATCGCTAGTGGAAAAGACTGGCGTCATGTAATCAAGAGAAGCAGAGGATTTAAGGGATACGATTTACGTATTCAGAGAACCTATCACGACACGATTTATAACTGCTGGAAGATAGAGCAAGAGCTACATGAAAAGTATAAGCATGATAGTTTTAAACCTCTACAAAAATTTGGGGGGCATACAGAGTGCTTCGAAATTTCGTCCCTTATTCTTCGGGACTTCCCAAAAAATAAATCTTGACAGATGCTTAATTCTTTGATATAATATATTTATAAAAATGAAAGAGAGACAGATTTTATGCAAGAAATAATTATACCGACACATTGTCCAGCTTGTAACACAGAGTTAGATATTGTGAATGACCAATTATTTTGTCGCAATCATAACTGTCCTGCAAAGAGTTCCAAGAGAGTTGAACACTTCGCCAAGACTTTGAAAATCAAAGGACTTGGTGCGGCAACAATCGAAAAGCTTGATTTGCAAGACTACCATGATATCTACTCTTTCACTGAAAGTGAACTCATAGATTTACTAGGTTCGGAAAAGTTGGGTACTAAGTTGTTTGCTGAGATAGAAAACTCTAAATCAGCAGACTTAACTGCACTACTTCCAGCTTTTTCGATACCGCTGATAGGCCGAAGCGCTTCTAATAAATTGACCAAACAGGTCTCGAATATTTCAGAGATAACCTACACAACGTGTATAGATAGTGGTCTTGGGCCTAAAGCGGCGTCGAATCTAGTAGATTGGTTAGTAAATGAATTTCATTTCAATCAGTATTATGAGTTACCTTTCAGTTTTAGTTGTGAAATACCAGAAGTCGACTACGTTCGTAAGAAAGGCGTAGTTTGTATAACAGGTAAACTTAAGAGCTACCCAACCAAAGCGGCGGCAGAGAAAGTTTTACAAAAATATGGATATGAGACAAAGGCATCACTCACAAAGAACGTGACGATTCTAGTAAACGAAAGTGGCATAGAATCAGCAAAAACAAATAAAGCCCAAGAAATGGGTATAAAAATTTATAATAACATAAAGCAATTAATAGAGGAAAATTAATATGGCATTACCAAAGTGGACAGATGAAAGAACACAGCAACTAGTGGACTTCATCGGTGACCAAAGCCCTGTATCACAGGCAGTAGTTGCTGAAGCTGCTGAGGAACTTGAAACTTCAACAAGATCAGTATCTTCTAAATTGAGAAAAATGGGATTTGATGTAGAACTAGCTTCTGCTTCAGCTTCTAAGTCTTTCTCAGACGAACAAGAAGCAACACTTGCAAATTTTGTGCAAGACAATTCTGGTTCATACACATATGCAGAAATTGCATCAAACTTTGAAGGCGGAGCATTTAGTGCTAAGTCTATTCAAGGTAAAATTCTTTCTATGGAATTAACTGAGCATGTTAAACCAGCTCCTAAAGTAGAAAGTGTTAGAACTTATACTCCTGAAGAAGAAGGAACATTCGTTGACATGGTTAACGGTGGTTCTTTTGTTGAGGAAATCGCAGAAGCTCTTGGCAAAAGCGTTAACTCAATCAGAGGTAAAGCTCTTTCATTACTTAGAAGTGGCGACATCAATGCTATTCCTAAGCAGAAAGAAACTAAAGGTTCAAGCAAAGCTGATGTTTTAGCTGACCTTGATATTTCAGGAATGACTGTACAAGAAATCGCTGATGAAATCGGCAAAACAGTAAGAGGAGTTAAAACAATGTTAACCAGAAGAGGTTTACAATGTTCCGATTACAATGGTGCAGCTAGAAAAGAAATAGGCTAACCAGCAATATTTAGCAGGGAGGGGCAAACCCTCCCTTTTTTTGAGAGAGATTTATGAATATTGCTAGTGCATTACTAAAACAATTATTAGTTCAACAAGACCTAGATACTTGGGCTCAAGTGAAGGATATTTATTTACCTTCAGAGTACCGAGGGATTCATGCTGTCTTGGAAAAGCACGTTGACAATTATCAATCTCTCCCAACACTCGAAGAACTCAAAACAGGACAAAGAGATAAAAAAGTCCTAGAAAAAATCGCAGCCATTGAATCCGTAGAAGTAGAAGTAGATGCCTACATGCTTCTGGATTATCTAAAGAACGAGTTCACTCAAGTAGAAATACTAGACGAGTTAGACAAGTATGTCGACAAAACAATTACAATGGCAAGCGCAGAAGAAAATATAGAACAACTACAAGAAATAGTCCTAAATGTAAGTGATAAGGTTGATATTGTTCCACCTTCAGAGAGTATGCAAACAATTACTCTGTTTGAAGATGATGAACAAAGATCGAAGTATTTACCTTTAGGTCTTAATACAGAATACGACGCAACAGTTAAGTTTTCCCCGAAAGACTTGGTGTTAGTTGGTGGACGACGAGGTTCAGGTAAGTCTTTGACTTCCTGTAATCTCGCAGTTAATGTTTATGAAAGTGGCAGAAGTGCTATTTACTTTACTATCGAGATGGATAGCCGATCCATTCTGCAAAGAATGTGTTCCATAGCTACAAGAGTACCATTTACAAATATTCGTGATAAGAAAATGAATACTGAAGAATGGAATCTAGTAGCAGGTTGGTGGGCAGGTCGTTTCGAGGGTGGATATGATTTGTTAAAAGAGTATGAACTCAATCGAGATTTTGATGATTTTCATAAGAAACTAGTAAAGAATGAACTTAACAAGGAGAGACAGTTAGATGTGATTTATGATCCGTCCCTCACTCTCTCAAAAATTCAAAGCGAACTCGATAAGAGGGTCAGTCGTCAAGACGTTGGTATCGTCATAGTAGACTACTTGAACCAAGTTCGTCGCCACAACTCACCAAGTCGTTCTGGACAGTATGATTGGACAGAACAGATAGAGATTAGTAAGAAGTTAAAGACATATGCCCAAGAGTATGAGACAATGTTCTTTGCGCCTTACCAAACAGATTCTACTGGAGAAGCTAGATTTGCAAAAGGTATTCTCGATGCAGCGGACGCTGCTTATTCACTAGAAACATGGACACCAGAAGATAAGTGTATGACTTTCAACTGTACTAAAATGAGAAACAATGAAGTCAAGGGATTTTCTAGTGAAGTAGATTGGAGGTCATTGAAGATCGGCCCAGCGACTGCTTTGACTCCACAAGAAAAGGAAAACATGAGAGAATCAATGGGACTGGGTGATGGCGAAGAAGAGGCACAAGAAATATGAGATTACTAGAACATAATTATGGAGATGTACGAATATTCTCCGAAAGACCGTTTGGCTATAAAAGATATATAGTTGAGTGGCAAGATGGCACACTACAAATATTTAGTGGTATATGGTACACTTTAACAAAAGTAAAAAACTTAGTGGAGTCAAAACTATGATATTATATACTGAAAAACAATTACAAACAGCATATATTTTATATGTGAGAAAATTACACGAAAGCAATATAAATAGTAGTGTAAAAATAAAGATTCCTGATATAGAAGAATTTAGATTAATGTATGAAGCAGAGTGGGAACTTTACTATAATGATGATGAGGTACACTAATGATAGTGACAGATAAAAAGATTTTAAGAACCATGTCCAAAGAATGGAATGGTAATATGAAACAATTAGAGGAAATTGTTGATAAAATGGGAGAAACCATGGAAAAACATAAGGGAGTAGGAATCTCCGCTATTCAAGTTGGTTTACCATACAGGATATTTCTAGCAGGACCAGTAGACAGTCCCGAACTAGTAATGAATCCAAAAATATTAGATAAAAGTCCTTTTATGAAAGCAGATTGGGAAGGGTGCTTAAGTTGCCCTAATACTATGGTAAAGATAAAGAGAGCAAAGAATATAACCCTAGAGTATACATCTGTAAGAGAAGGAAAATTTGTCAAAGTAAAGAGAAAGTTTACAGACTTTGACGCAAGGGTTGTTCAGCATGAGTTAGACCATCTGAATGGATTTTTAATTATAGATAGAGGAAAAGCATATACACCATGATAGATTTTATTTTAGGTATGCTATTCATGCTTGTATTACAGGCAGGAATAAGTATTACTTACCTATACCTAAGTGGTTGGTGGGATTAACATTCGGGGCTGTAGCTCAGTTGGGAGAGCATCTGCTTTGCACGCAGAGGGTCGGAGGTTCGAGTCCTCTCAGCTCCACCAGATTTTAAGATTATGACAGTAGAAGAATTATTAGCAGAAGAAAAGATACCATTTAAAGTCTCACCCGCAGACTTTATAGTCAAGTGCCTAAATCCTGAGCATGACGACACGAATCCTAGTATGAGGATTGATAAAATTACAGGAGTATATAATTGTTTCTCTTGTGGTTACAAGGGTAATATCTTTAAATTATTTGATAAGCCAAGTAATAGAATGGATATTTTAAGAGAAAAAGTCAAACAAAGAATAGACCTAAAAAGGTCAGAAACAGTAGGATTACAAATGCCTACAGAGATAATGCCATATGTTGGTAACGAAAGAAATATAAAACCTGAAACTTACAAACAGTTTGAGGCATTTCTTAGTATAAATGCTCCTTTCAAGGACAGAATAGTATTCCCAATAAGAGATATTATGGGAAAGATAGTAGCATTTAATGGTAGGCTAAAAGTAAATAGCCATATTAAAGATCAACCTAAATATATCTTTCACCCACCAAAAGTGCAACTTCCGTTGTACCCTTATAATGCTACTCCTATAAAAGGCAGGGTTATACTTGTAGAAGGTATTTATGATGTAATTAATTTACATGACAAAGGACTTACAAATACTATGTGTTGTTTTGGAGTAAACAATGTAACAGTTGAAAAACTACAGCTTCTAAAAATGAGAGGAGTGGAACAGATAGATATATTCTATGACCCAGACGAAGCAGGACAAGTAGCTGCAGAAAAAGTTATAGAAATGTGTGAGAAAGAAGGCATGAAACATTATAACATTAGAATACCACCAGAGTTAGGAGATGCTGGAGCACTTAGTGAGTCTTCAGTTCAAAAATTAAAAGAACGATTGTACTAAGAAAAATAGTTCTTGACAAAAGGTTAAAAAATTGATATAATATACATTATGAAAATGAAAGTAGCACTAATAGAATCAAAACCAAGCAGAAACAAGTTCTTCGAGCTGTTTAACAATAAGTTTCAGTTCGATTCATATGTTTTATGCTCTAATCCACAAGTAAAGAAAGTATTGAAACGAGATGTTGATATACAATTCAACCCAGATGATTATGACTGGGTAATTCTTGTTGGGTCTGAGCCACTAAAATATTACACAAAAATAAACTCTATCACAGAGTATACAGGTCGTGTAGTCGAAGACAAGTTTCTACCAGTAATCAATCCAGCTATGTTAGCGTTCAAACCTGAAGCTAAGAAAAGCTGGGAAGAATCAAGAGACAATATAATTGCATATATTGCTGGAGACCTCAAACAAGAAAAACTTGGTAGTGATGATATATTTGGTATTACTGATACAGATGAACTAAATAAATTTTTGCAAGATGCAATTGACCATGAGAATGAGTTCATAGCACTTGACTCAGAGACAACAGGATTGTATCCACGTGATGCATATATGTTGGGAATTAGTTTATCTTACAAAAGAAATCATGGTGCATACATATCTACAGACTGTATTGATGAAACATCAGAGAAATTACTACAAGAACTTTTCAATAAGAAAAGAGTAGTTTTTCATAACAGTAAGTTCGATATCGCATTCTTTAGGTATCACTTTGGATTTAAGTTTCCAAACTTTGATGATACTATGCTTATGCACTATACACTTAACGAGAATCCAGGCACTCACGGCCTAAAACAACTCGCACTTAAGTTCACTCCATACGGAGATTATGAGAAACCTATGTACGATTGGATAGAAGCCTACAGAAAGCGTAATGGATTACTCAAAAATGACTTCACATGGGACATGATTCCTTTCGATATCATGCAAGAGTATGCTGCTTATGATGCAGTATGTACTTATCTCATTTATGAAGAATTTTTACCCTATATGCAGAAAAACAAGAAATTGGGTAATGTTTACTATAATATTCTACTACCTGCAACAGAGTTTCTACTTGATGTCGAGAGTAATGGTGTTCCCTTTGATAGAGAACGTCTTGTAAAATCTTCGGTGCTGATGCAAGAAGAAATTGATGAAGCAGTATCTAAACTCTATGAATATACAGAAGTAAAGTTATTTGAAAAAGCACAGGGTAAAGACTTCAATCCAAACAGCACAATGCAACTTCGTTCATTGTTGTTTGATTATATTGGATTGAAACCTACTGGCAAGAAAACAGGTACTGGAGCTGACTCAACAGATGCAGAGGTTCTAGGTAAACTAGCGGAAGAACACCCCGTACCACAACTGATTCTTGACATTAGACAGAAGGTTAAAATCAAATCTACTTACCTAGATAAGATTATTCCTGCTCTGGACAGAGACGAAAGATTAAGAACTGGGTTTAATTTACACGGGACTACATCAGGTCGTCTCTCGTCTAGTGGTAAAATGAATATGCAACAGATTCCAAGAGATAATCCAATCGTTAAAGGTTGTATCAAAGCTAAGCCAGGCAAGAAAATCGTTGCTATGGACTTAACTACCGCAGAGGTATACTGTGCTGCGATTCTCGCAGGAGACATGGCTTTGCAACAAGTATTCCAAGATGGCGGTAACTTTCATAGTAACATTGCTAAGTTAGTTTTCAATCTTGATTGTGATGTTGATGATGTTGCTAAGTACTATTCTACTGAAAGACAAATGGCAAAAGCTGTTACTTTCGGTATTATGTATGGTGCTGGACCGAAGAAAATCAGTGAGCAAGTTACCAAAGATAGTGGCACTTACTTTAGCACAAGTCAAGCTAAAGAAGTTATCGAAGATTACTTCAAACAGTTTCATAAACTGAAGAAGTGGTTAGATGATTGTAAGAAACTCATCGAAAAACAAACTTACATATATTCTTTCTTTGGTAGAAAGAGAAGATTACCAAATGTACGTTCTACAGACAAAGCAATTGCTGCCCATGAAGTTCGTTCAGGTATCAATTCTCTCGTTCAGTCGGTGGCGTCTGATGTTAATTTATTAGGCGCTGTCGATGCTCACAAAGAAATCTGTGAACGAGGATATAAGAAGAATATGAAAATTTTTGCTCTAGTTCATGACTCAATACTTGCAGAAGTAGATGATGATTATATTCAAGAGTATAGTGATATACTTTTGAGAAATGTGCAAAAAGATAGAGGACTTTCAATCCCAGGCTGCCCAATTGGTTGTGACTTCGACGTAGACGAAGACTACTCTCTTGGGAAGTTCAAAAAGCAGTATGAATCTTAATGAGATACGTTGGCCTATCTATGTTCTTCATTCTGATGAAATAGAAGAAAGAGATGGGCTACTATTCTGCGATACTCAAATCGTAGATGATAAAAATATGACTGGCGAAAGTCTTGGACTTCGCAGATTACAAACACCACATAAGAATCTTTACAGATTAAAAGTGATGATAGAAACCTTTACTGAGTTTGTTCATCACAAAGGTCAATTTTATATTGATAGTAATGGCAAATTTTTCCGCTGGGTAAAGAAAACATCATGTAGTGTAATTAGTCATAAAATTGAGAAAACCGAGAAACGGGATATTGCTACTCTTATTTGGTGTAGAGATATTCCGTTTCCTTTTGTGGCAAAGAGACCACCTAGTGCATTAATGAAATATGCGAGTATACTTTATATGAATAATCAACCTGCTATTTTATATTCACTAACAGAAACAAAACAAAAGAAAACTTGGCGTAAAATATGAAAGCAGTATTGAGTAACAGAATATTTATGGAAGTAAATACTTCTCTACAGTCTAAACTCGATGATGAGCTAACATATTCGATACCTCCAAGAAATCCATTAGACCCACCTTTTATCATAAAGAATATGGGTATAGTTCGTAAAGGTTTGATTACCATACCTAGCGGAAGAACGGATTTAATACCAGAAGATTACGAAATAGTCGATAAGCGTGTCGACTCACCAATTGAACCTTTTGACTTTAAGTTTCAATTACGACCTTCGCAACAGTCGGTATATGACGATGTCACTGACAGCTGTATAATTAACGCTTGGGTCAGTTGGGGAAAGACATTTACAGCTTTAGCTATCGCAAATAAGCTTCAACAAAAAACATTGATTGTAACACATACTTTAGCATTACGGTCGCAGTGGGAAAAAGAAGTACAAAAAGTCTTTGGAATTACACCAGGTATCATAGGTAGTGGCAAGTATGAAATTGACTCACCAATTGTAGTGGGCAATGTACAAACTCTTTACCGTAGAATGTCGGATATTGGTTCCGTTTTTGGAACTGTTA